GTCTGACAGATGGAAAAATAGTCAGCAAAACATCCGCAAATCATTTTAGAGATGAACTTGCTAAAATCGGTGAGCTGGATAATATCAATATATATATCAATTCGCTCGGCGGCTCGGTTATGGAGGGTGTTGCAATATATAACCAGCTTAAGCGCCATAAGGCATATAAGACGGTATATATCGACGGCTTTGCGTGCTCTGTCGCCTCGGTTATTGCAATGGCCGGCAACAAGGTTGTAATGCCTCGCAATACCACTATGATGATACATAATGCGTGGTCGTGGGCGTGCGGCAATGCCGAACAGTTAAGAAAATGCGCCGCAGACCTTGACAAAATCAATGAAAGCAGCAGACAGGCATATTTGCTAAAAGCTGGTGACAAGCTTTCGGAAGATAAGCTTATTGAAATGATGAATAATGAAACCTATCTTACCGCAATGGAATGTGTTGAGTATGGTTTGGCAGACGAATTTGCCGGTGCCGAAGCAGATATTGAAAAAGCAAAGCAGGCATTGCAGCAGGCAAAAGAAAACGGCTTTAATCAGCTTACAAGCCGCCTTGGCAAAATATGTGCGCTGGCATCGCTGCCGACCGAGCGCACCCCAGCTTCTGCCGATGGATATAGCGGGCAGGAAATAAAACAAGAAACTCTTGACCATATGCAAAAGTTGTTCGAAAGCTTTTTGCAGTCAACAGCAAAATAGATAAGAGCTTATCAAAGTATGATAGGCTCTTTAATTTTAAATTTATGAATGGAGAGAAAACTATGCCAATGAAAAGCAAAGATTTAATTGCACAGCAAACAAAGCAGCTTGCAACCGCCCTAGTCGCTGCTATGAAAAGCAATGACGAAAATGCAATGACACAAGCTTTTGCCGATTTTACCGAGCAAATACAGCAGGCTACCAATGCCGATATTGCAACAGTGTTGCAGTCTATGGACAGTGCCGTTCTTGCAAACAGAGGAATAAAGCAGCTTACAAGCGAGGAAAAAGATTTTTTTCAAAAGCTTTTAGACGCTTCGGCTTCTGTTGACCCGCGTCAGGCTATTGCAGATATAGCAAAGACAATGCCTGAAACAATAATTGATACTGTCCTTGAAGAGATAAAAGCTGAGCATCCGCTTTTGGATGCAATAGATTTTGTCAATACAAACGGAAGAATAAAGATGATTTACAATTCGGGCAGCAAGAGCCTTGCAACATGGGATGAACTCAACACAGCAATTGTTACAGAGCTTGCTGGGGCAATTTCAACGCTTGATATGACATTCTGCAAGCTGACAGCATGCTTGCCTGTACCAAAGGATATGATTGACCTAGGCCCTGCATGGCTGCTTACACTTACAGTTAGCATTTTAAGCGAGGCACTTGCCGACGGCTTGGAAAATGCCATTATTGCAGGCGACGGCAATAAAAAGCCTATAGGTATGTTAAAAGATTTAGCGGGCGCAGTTGTCAACGGTATTTATCCGGATAAAACAGCAGTTGTATTAAAAGAAATCACCCCAAAAACCTACAATGCAATTATTGCACAGCTTGCAGTTAAGCCTACGGGAGGTTACCGCAAAATACCCGAGGTTATACTTGTATGCAATCCCGCCGACTATCTTACAAAAGTGCTGCCTGCTACAACTGTCCTTACAACTGAGGGTACTTACCGTACAGATATATTCCCTTATCCGACTAAGGTTGTACAGTCTGCCGAGCTGCCTGCAGGCACTGCCGTTATCGGTATTGCAAGCAAATATTTTATGGGTATCGGCAATTCAAAGACTGGCAAAATTGAATATGACGATTCAGTTCAGTTCTTAGCGGACAATCGTGTATATAAAATCAAGCTTTACGGCAATGGTCGCCCCAAGGATAACAATGCCTTTATTAAGCTTGATATCAGCGGGCTTGCACCATCACCTCGCGAGGTTAAGGTAGTCAATTCCCAGACAGAGCCTGTAAATACAAAGGCTGTATCATAATTTAAGCTGCAATAATTGCGGCAAAGGAGCAAACAGATGATTGAACAAATACTTTCCGATGTAAAGAATTATCTTTGCATTACTTTCAGTGATGCCGCAACTGACCAAAAGCTGACAAGCATAATAAGGCGAGGCATGAGCTACCTGCAAAAAATTGCAGGTAGCTCTACCCTTGATTTTGCCTTGAATGATAATGCAATGTCCCTGCTGCTTGATTATTGTCTTTATGCCAACAATTTTGCTTTGAGTGAGTTTGAACAAAACTACAAGTCTCAGCTTGTAGCATTAAGGCTCGAAAGGGAGGTTTCTGAATTTGCAGATGAAACAGAATCAGCAATTTGAAACATTTAACGATGGGGTTTGTGCTGTATTTGCTTTAAATAATCAAGAAAAATATCAATGCAAATTTCCATATATAAGATTTGCGAAACGGATTATTGGTTCTAAAAGATTTTTTGAGGCCGCACAAGTTAATCAAATGATTAACCTTGTTATTCGCATTCCGTTCGCTGCTGATATTAACACTGATAATATTGTAATTATTGGTGAAAAGCAATACAAGGTTATACAGGTTCAGAATATTAACACAACTCGGCCAAATACTACGGATTTGTCTTTACAGCAATTAAGCAGGCTTGTAGCATTGGAGGCTTAACATGAATATTAAGATTGATGAACTTGCCGATGCAATTGCATTACAGCTATCACAGTTTAAAGATGGTGTAGCCGAACAGGTTAAAGCCGCCTGTACAGATGTTAGCAATGATATGACTGATAAAATAAAGGCAAGCAGTCCTGTAGGCAAAGGTAAAACAAGGGGTAAGTATAAAAGAGGCTGGCGTGTAAAAAAGATGTTTGAGGATAAAGACAATATTAGGTATAAAATCTATAACGCTACAGATTATCAGCTTACGCACCTTTTGGAGTTCGGACACGCAAAGACAAACGGTGGCAGAGTTGAGGGCAGACCGCACATAAGACCAAACGAGGAATGGGCGAAAAAAGAGCTTGCAGAGCGTATTAAAAGGGTGGTGCAGCAATGACGCAAGATGAATTAGAGGAAAAACTTAAGCTTGCCGGTTTTCCTGTTCAGTATCATCATTTTTCTAAATTTGTTGAACCGCCTTATATTGTTTATCTTCGGGTTTTTGATGAAAACATTGCGGCTGATTTATCGGTGCTAGGCAAAATCAAACATTATCAGGTCGAACTTTATTCCGCTGAAAAGGATACAGCGGCAGAAAAAAAGCTCGAAAGGATTTTAAATACTATTGATACCGATTATTCAACTTCAGAACAATACATCAAAGATGATGTTGATGGAATTTATCAAGTAATCTATGAAATCAAATTAATAGAAAAGAGGCAAAATAATGAGTAAAAAAGAAGTTATCATTCTCGGCAGCGGCAAGCTTTATCTTACCGAATTTGTAGGTACTTTGCCTACATTTGCAGCATTGGCATCCGAAGATAACCTTTTCGGTGCCGTAAGCGGTGGTGCAAGCTTAGAGTATAAGCCAGAATATTATACAGCTAAGGACGATTTAGGCACCTCAGACAAAACCAAGCTTATCAGTGAAGAGGCAACACTTAAAAGTGGCGTTGTAACAATATGCGGTAGTACATTTACAAAAATCTGCTCTACAGCAAGAATTTTTGATGATGCCTCATCGGGAAAGCGTATTGTAAAAATCGGCGGTCTTGGCAATGATAACGGCAAGAAGTATGTTATCCTGTTTTTATATGACGATCCGCAAGACGGTCAGCTTGGTGTAATGATAGTAGGTCAAAACCAAAAAGGTTTTACTTTATCATTTGTAAAAGACAAAGAAACAATACTTGATGTTGAGTTTGCGGCAAGCTCAATGGACAGTGAAGGCACACTGGTACATATTATTGAGGATATAGACTAATATTGTAGGGCGGCATACCGTCTATTGCTTTTGGGAGGAATTATTTTGTTTAATTTATCAAATATCAGCAAGCGTTATTTTGGCGTAGAGATTGGCGATGTGAAAATTGAAGTTGAACCGCCAAAGCTTAAAACACTCAGAAGGCTTGAAAAGCTTAGAACAAATTCGGACAGCGCAATTGATGAAATTGTTTCTGTGTTATCTATAATTTTAAGCAAAAATAAGACAGGGTATAAAATATCCGAAGATTTCGTTGAAGAAACCTTTAACACCGACGAAATGAAAGCTATGCTGGAGGTTTACTTTAATTGGGTTAGCGAAATTGAAAAAAGCCCAAACTAAAAATCCCTTATTATCCAAGCAACGATAATAAGGGTAAATATATAGTTACAACTTTTTTTGAAAAAATTGTATCGGATTATCTTAATATAAGCTTTGTTCAAACAACCGAGCTTGATTATGATGATTTCCTTTTTTTCGCCCGCGAAGCGGTTATTTTTAATCTATCACAAACCGAAAGCGGCAAGGAGTATTTAGATAAATGCTGGGCGTTAGAGCAAACAAAACCCGATACAGCAAGGCTCAAAGAATTGTTTGGAAGGAGGTAAAACTAATTGGCAGAAACAATAAAGGGCATTAACATAACTATAGGCGGCGACACAGGCCCGCTTGATAAAGCACTTAGTAGTGTTAATTCTAAGTCGCGTGATTTACAGTCTGAATTAAAGCAGGTTGAAAAATTGCTTAAGCTTGACCCCACAAATACTGAACTTTTGGCACAAAAACAAAAACTGCTTGCAGAAGCTGTAACAAATACTAAAGGTAAGCTTGATACATTAAAGCAGGCTCAGCAACAGGTTCAAGAGCAATTTGCAAAAGGTGAGGTTACCGAAGGGCAATATCGTGCATTACAGCGTGAGATTAGTCAGACAGAGCAATATTTGAAGAACCTAGAAAAGCAAGCCTCTTCGAGCAATACCACTCTTTCTAAAATAACTTCAACGGTTGATAAAATTGGTGGTGTAGCAAACAAAATAGGTGAAACATCGTCAAAAGTTGCGACTGCAACTGCTCCTGCTACACTGGCAATTACGGGCTTAGGTGCATTAGCTGTAAACTCTGCAAGCAATATGGCGGAAAGTGTAAACAAGGTTGAAGTAGCTTTTGGAAGTGCTGACGGCAAGATTAAAGAGTTTGCTGAAACATCCCTAAAAACCTATGGTATTGCCAAAGGCTCTGCACTTGATATGGCGTCTTTATTTGGTGATATGGCTACATCAATGTCAATACCACAAGACGAAGCGGCTAATATGTCAACAAAATTAGTTGGCTTAGCGGGTGACTTATCTTCTTTTAAAAATGTTTCGCTTGATGTTGCACAAAATGCCTTAAAGGGCATTTTTACAGGTGAGGGCGAAAGCTTAAAAAGCTTAGGCGTAATAATGACCGATACTACGCTAAAAGAATATGCTTTATCAAAAGGCATAGAAAAGAACTATTCAGACTTTACACAAGCTGAAAAAGTGCAACTGCGCTATCAATATGTTATGGATATGACAAAAAATGCGCAGGGTGACTTTGCACGCACATCAGACGGCACAGCTAATAGCATAAGAGTGGCACAAGAAAGTATAAAAGAATTATCTGCCTCTATAGGTGAAAAACTCTTACCAATAATTACTCCAATAATTCAGAAAGTGACTGAAATAATACAAGGCTTTGCCAAGCTTGACAGTGGTGCGCAGAATTTAATCTTAGGTGCAGTTGCTTTAATCGCGGCAATTTCACCAATAGCGGGCGTTGTCGCGGGCATTACAACCGTAATAGGCGGGCTATCAACTGCGTTGACCTTTTTACTGGCACACCCTATAGTGTTAATTATTGCTGCAATTGTTGCCGCCATTGCGGGCTTGGTTGTTGGATTTATGTATTTATGGAACAACTGTGAGGGATTCAGAAACTTTTTCATAGGAATGTGGGACGCTATAAAAAATACCGTTTCGACTGTTGTAGATTGGTTTAAGACAACATTCAACCAAACCTTGCCTAACCTTTTTGCCGTCTTAATTTCTTGGATTGATGGTGTTTTCAAAACCGACTGGACTAATTCATTTGGTGCTTTTGGCGAGATTTTAAATGCTTTTTTTCAGAACCTAAGCAATATATGGGAAAGAATAAAAGCTATATTTCAAGCACAAATTGATTTTATTAAAAATGTTTTCTCAGGCAATTGGAGTGCGGCTTGGCAAAACATTGTAGATATATTCAAAAATGTTTTTGGATTGATTATTGATTATGCAAAAATACCGATAAACGGCATAATTGGGCTTTTAAACAGTGCTGTTTATGGAATAAATCAATTGATTGGTGGCTTAAACAG